TAACCAGAAGTACTCGCTTTAAGTGTCATTGTAAGTGCTAGATGGAACCATCGATACTAATCGCTCTTACGCTCTAGCAGGCGCAATTAGAATGGGTTAGCAGTAGCTGGTTCATCCATAGGTAATGGTGCTTGAGGTTCAGCATCTATATTAGTTACTGCTTCAAACATTGAATCACTGGCACCAGCATATTCTTTAAGATCTGTAACTTGTATAGATGTTAGAGAATTAGAGATACCTTCACGACCAGCAGTTTTATAATACATCTGATATACTATAACGTTGCCAGTAGAACCGTTTCCGATTTTAGAGACATCTTCCATTATAGTGGCATCAGCATTATAAACTTTTGGCGCACCATTAGAACTACCATCAGCTCTATTAGCTTTTCTTTTAAGTGAAATAGTAAAAGATTTATTTGCTTCGTTTACTTTAACATTAAAATGATTTGCTTTAAGTTCGTCTGCAAGTGATTTATCAGTAGTTTCAATTTGCAACTCATACTGTTCGGTGCCAAAAGGATTCACTGGTTTAGAAAGCTTTGGCCAATTTAGAGTTACGTTATTGATACGATAATTTCTTGGCGTAAATGTAGATAGATCTTGAGTCATTTTATTTCCTTTAAGGTTAAGAGAGTTTTAAGAATTATATTATAGAAAAAGAGGCGTTAGCCTCTTCTTAAAGTATAATTATGAGTGCTATAAGTATAATAAAAAAGAATAGCAATTTACCGTTTGAGGTATACATAATTATGACTTTTGTTCTTGAGCATTTTTAGATGCTTCAGGAATTGATTTAACGAATGTTACAGTACCGTTAGGATTAACTTGGTATGTAATTTTAGGACGATGTAGTATAATTGTAGGTAATGTCATTATAATCTCCACGAATTTATGACTTAAGGTTGTAGGTTTATTTAAATATATTGTTATCTACTATATCTATATAAGTATGAATTATATAAATATAGTAGACGCTATTTAATATTTATATAATCATGAGTTATATAAACACAGTAGCTAACTACAGAGTAGCTTAGTAATTATAATTGTGAATCTTTAAAAGGGTTACGTAATTATAATTATTATAGAAAAAGAAGCGATAGCTTCTTAATGATTGCAGGAGAATATTTAAAAATACTAAGAGTAAGGAGGAAACTCTTAGTATTTTTAAAGGTATTTAAAGAGGTGTAAATACAAAGTTAGGTGGAGTTTTATAATTATTTATTTTAATTTTATTTAAGTATAATTTATAAAGCTCAGGTATTGGGTTTTTAGATGGATATAATATATTATGTAAATGTAAATTATAATAATATTCTTGGTAAGGTGTGATATTAGTCATATTTACATTGAATTGAATAAAAGTAGGAATTTTATTATGTTCTATAATATAGTTAGAAAAATCTTTAAGTGTAGATGAAAAGTTTTGAAGTTCTATAGTAGAAGGTAATTTATATTCTATTTTCATTTGTTTAGCTTTCTTTGGTTATAGTAAGATTAAAAGAATTAATATTGAATATAATATGAATGTTAAAGTAGATAAAGCGATAGATATTATATTGTTTAAAGTAAGATATTTAATCATTATTATGAATCTTTATAAATGTATAAGCTTGGAATAATATAAAAAGAAAACATAATAATGTAAGAGAAGTAAGTATAAATAGAAAAGACATGATAGATCTCATAGGTTAATTAAAGTTATTTAAATTATATTATAGAAAAAGAATTGATAAATTCTTTAAGTATAAATGGTAAAGGAATAGTATAATAAAAATATTTTAGTAGAGCACTGAGAGTGTAGAATAAAGATAGCTCTAGGTTACTATAAGATCCGTAGTATAGTGATAGACTTCAAGTTAACTACAAAGAAAGATGATATAGAGATTGCTGAAGTATTATAAAGTGCGATATAGAAAGTTAGGGGGTAGCAAAGTATATAGGGTATATATATATATTTAAATTAATTAGTCTTATCCTTAGCCTCTATAGTATATAATATACATAGGTTCTCCCCCTCTTTAAGGAGACATTCTAACTCCTAGGGCTACTAGAATTTAAATGTCCCCTTAAAGACACTTATTCATGAGGACAAGTATATGAATAATAAAAAAGAATTATTAAGTCTTCTCGAAGAAAAACAAAAGCGTAATAAGCTTGTTAAGTACGAGAAAGATTTCACATTGTTTGCAAAAGATAATATAAAGATTATTACAAAGGATGCTAGAGCTGGGTTTGTAGATTTCAACTTTAACAGTTGTCAAAATATGATTACAGAAGCCCTGGATAAACAGCTGAAAGAAACCGGTAAGGTTCGTGCTATTATCCTCAAAGCTCGGCAACAAGGTATAAGCACGTATTGCGCAGGTCGAGTATTTTGGAAAACATATTTTACACCACATGCTAGATCAGTTGTGATGGCACATGATAGTGCAACGTCAGATGCCTTGTTTAATATGAGTAGGAATATCATTAAAAATATGAATCCTAAGTTTAGACCTAACGAGGTAAAATCAAATGCGAAAGAAATTGTTATATCCGCTCCACATTTTAAAAGAGATTCTTCTAATGAAAAACCTGTATCTTCCTATAGGTTGTATACGGCGGGTTCTCCGGAAGCTGGCCGTGGGACGACTCCAACGATTGCGCACTTATCGGAAGTAGCTTTTTGGACACATGATGAAAAGATATTAGCTGGTTTATTCCAGGGTATATCTGAAGCACCAGGTACAGAAGTTATACTTGAATCAACAGCTAATGGTGCAATGGGTGAATTTTATAGGTTATGGAAAGGAGCAATTGAAGGTGAGAATGAATATCTTCCTTTATTTCTACCGTGGTTTTCTACACCAGAATACTACAGAGAGCCTCCTGAATCCTTTGAACGCTCTTCAGAAGAGGAGTTACTAGTAGAGAATTATGGCTTAACAAGCGGGCAACTCTATTGGCGTCGGTTGAAGATTGCTGAAGGTGGGGAACTAAAGTTCCGCCAGGAATACCCAGCAACTCCTGATGAAGCGTTTATTACAGCGGGTTCATCTGTATTTGATACTGAAAAAGTTGCAAGACTAATACCTGTAGAACCAGAAAAGAAATACATATTTGACTTTGAAGCAACATCATGGGAGCCATCTAATGAAGGCAACTTACTTATATGGGATTACCCCGATTGGGATAGCAATTATATTGTTGCTGCAGATGTAGCTTTAGGGGTAGGTCAAGATTATTCAACAGCTGTAGTTTTAGATACAGAAAGAAAGGTTATAGGTTTATACAGAGATAATCATATTGATCCAAGTAAATTTGGTGATCTTTTGTTTTATCTTGGTAGATACTTTAATAATGCTTTACTTACTGTAGAAAGTAATTCTATGGGAGTTGCAACATTATCTAGACTTTCACAAATGAATTATATTAACTTATATAAACAAACTAAAATATCATCTATATCAAAAGAAGAAGGCGTAGTACCAGGGTTTAGAACAACACAAGTAACTAAACCACATATTATAGGTAACTTAAAAAATGCTGTAGAAAATGATGATATATGGATTGGTTCAAAAACAATTATACAAGAATTAAAAGATTATATATCAACACCTTCAGGTCGCACAGAAGCTGCACCTGGATGTTATGATGATACAGTAATGGCAACAGCTATTGCTTTAGAAACATTAAGAACTCATTATGATAAACTAACAATGAATAAAGTTCCTTGGTCTCAACGTGCAGAAACATATGTGCAAGATGAAACCAAGTGGCTATAGTTTCCCTTGTCCTCACTACTCCGGCGGAAGTAGGGGATAAATCCGCCATTATATAAAGGATATTAATATATGCAAAAAGATTCTAATAGTAAAGAAACAGAAGACGAAAATGAAAATCAGGAGTATTTATTATGGAAGAAGACCTATGGTTATGAGTGGCAAAGTGACGCCATGCGTAGGAGTGTGCCAACTAAATCTGAATAAAGTTTGTGTTGGTTGTGGTAGATCAATAGAAGAAATACGAGAAGCATATGAAAAAATCCTTACAAAAAAATAGTATGTATAATGAGTATGATGCCGATGGTGATGGTATTGTTACTGATGAGGAATTAGAGCACGCTAAGATGATTAAAGCAACAGAAGATGAATTAAGAAAGCATTTAGCACAATTAAGAATGGCAAGATATACTTTAATAGCTATGGGTGTATTTACATTAGCAATGTTTTTTGTAGATATAGATCGTGTTAAAGCGCTGGCAGATATTAGTAATTTATTTTATATAAGTGGTGCAGGAATAGTAGGTGCTTACATGGGTACAACTGCCTGGATGAATAGAAAATAGGAGGACATTATGTCAATAGAAAAATCAGGAGAAAGATTTGCTGGATACAATAAACCAAAACGTACTCCAGGTCATAAAACAAAATCTCATGCAGTATTAGCAAGAGAAGGTGGAAAAGAAAAACTTATAAGATTTGGACAGCAAGGAGTTTCCGGTGCTGGTAAGAATCCGACAACTGCTAAAGATAAAGCTCGAAAGAAATCTTATTATGCTAGACATAATGCTCAAGGTAAACCTACAACGAAGTTGTCGGCAAAATATTGGTCTCATAAAGTAAAGTGGTAGGAGTATTTTATTATGGCAGTAAATGCAGCAGGAAATTATACTAAACCAACAATGCGTAAAAGATTGTTTAATAGAATTAAAGCAGGTGGTAAAGGTGGTAGACCAGGACAATGGTCTGCACGTAAAGCTCAAATGCTTGCTAAACAATATAAAGCACGTGGCGGAGGATATAAGTAATGCCTTTAAAAGCAGGTCAGAAAAGTTTAAAAAAATGGGGTAAAGAAAAGTGGACAACCAAAAGTGGTAAGAATTCTACAGTGGGTCCGAAGGCTACAGGCGAGCGCTATATGCCGGCTTCAGCTATTCGATCTCTCACAGCAGCTGAATACGCTGCAACCTCTAGGAAGAAGAAAAAAGATACTAAAGCAGGTAAGCAGCATTCAAAGCAACCTAAAAAAATTGCAAAGAAAGTCGCGAGGCATAGATAAAATGAATATAGATAAATTAAGGGAAGAATTAAAAATTGATGAAGGTTATAAAGAATGCATATATCTCGACCATCTTGAGTTACGTACTTTTGGTGTGGGTCACCTGGTTACTCGTGCCGATCCCGAGTGGGAATATACTGTAGGTCATCCCGTTTCTACTGAAAGATGTATTGATGCATTTGAAGATGATATACAAATTGTATTAAATGATTGTAAAAATGTGTATGTCTTTTTTAATGACTTACCCGAAGAAGTACAATTGATTGTTGCTAATATGATGTTTAATATGGGTCGACCAAGAATGCAAGGCTTTATTAAATTTAAAGTTGCTTTAGCTAATAGAGATTGGAAAGAAGCAGCATTAGAAATGCAAGACTCTAGATGGTATAAACAAGTAACAAATAGAGTAAACAGACTTATTGAAAGAATGAATAATATTGATTGAACCCAGGAGCGGATCATGCCAAGATATGTAGAAATACCTAAAGAACAAAAACCACCAAAGAAACCACAAAAGCCTTTACCTAATGCTGGTAAGTATACATCAGAACAATTAGAAAAAGCTGCTAAGATTTACTCACCAATAGGAGGGAAATACTAATGGCTACTCAAGGTTATAAAGAAGCAGTTGATGATGAACAGCTTATAAATATGATCGAAGGTGGTGTATCAAATTCTACAGGTGATTGGCTTAATAGTTCCGAGTTAGCAAGAGAAAGATTAAAAGCAACATACGAGTATGCGGGTGTAGCTGATTTTCACTTAGCACCACAAGGTGTGTCAACTATAGTAGATACATCAACTACTGAAGTTATTGAAGCATATACTGCAGTATTAAGTGATTTGTTTTTAAACAATCAAAAATTAGCTAGGTTTATACCATATGATAATACACCTGGCGCATTTTCTGCAGCAAAAGATGCAAGTAATATAGTAAATTATTGTTTGTTTAAAAAGAATAACGGCTGGGAAATTATGCAGCAATGGATGAAATCTGCGTTATTATGGAAAAATGCTGTACTAAGATGGGACTATGTTGAAGATTATGAATACATATTTGAAGAGTTTGAAGAAATTAGTCAGGCTAAGCTTGATGAAATACTATCAGACGATTCAATGGAAATTGTCGGCAAACTTGAATATGAAAATAAAGTTATTGGTGAAGCAGATGGTTTAGGACCAGAAGTAGATTTAGTATATACTAATGTAAGGGTACGTAAAAAGATAGATAACTCAAGAGTTAAGCTAGAATTAATACCACCAGAAAATTTTCGTATTAGTAGAGATGCTACAAAGTTAGAAGATGCATCATATATTGGTGTGCAAACTGAAATGACTAGATCAGAAATAAGAAAGTATTATCCTGAAGAAACTGCAAATATAGATTCGTGGGATGATTTAGATGATGATGATAGCTGGTTAGGTACAATGAAGTATGCTGAGGATGTTGCTGCAAGAAAAGAAGTAACAGGCCAAGAATATTATCAAGGTGCAAATTCATATGAAACATTACCTACTGAAGCAAACAGAGAAGTAACAGTTACAGAATCATGGATGCGTGTTGATAGAGATGGTGATGGTATTGCTGAACTAAAACGTTTTATTACAATTGGTACACATATATTATTTGAAGAAGATATTGATTTTATTAATTTAGCATCAATTGTTCCAATAGATATACCTCATGAATTTTATGGTTTATCAATGGCAGACTTTGCTAGAAGTTCAACATTAGCTTCTACTGCAATACTTAGAGGGTTTGTAGAAAATACTTATCTTACAAACTATTCTCCTAAGTTAGCTGATCCAAATGTTGTTGATTTTAGTGCTTTACAAAATATGAAGCCTAAACAATTAATACCAACTAATGGAAATCCAGCGGGTGCTGTTGCATCATTACCACCTGAAACTATATCAACAGGTACTGTTCCTTTATTACAACATATGCAAACAATAAAAGAACAAGCTACAGGTATGTCAAAGGCAGCTCAAGGTTTAAATGATACACTTTATGTATCAGGAAATAGTGAAGCAAAAATGAGTGCCGTACAAAGCGCAGCACAAAAGCGTATACAACATATTGCAAGACGATTTGCTGAAACAGGTTTTAAAACTTTAATATCTGGTTTGTACGAAACAATGCATAAAAATATGAAAGGAAAACTTCCTTATAACTTGCAAGGTGTATATGGTTCTGTTAATATTGATATGCTGCCATCAAAGATGGATGTTGAAATACATTTAGATATTGGTGAAAATTCAAATACAACTATGATTAATAAGTTAGCTAGAGTAGGAAAAGAAATACTTCCTTCATTAAATCAACAAGGTGCAGGTTTAGTAATTAAAACTGATGCCCCTGCTGTATTAGCAACTAAGTTAATTGAAGCAATGAATTTAGATAGTAATGATTTTCTAGAAGATTATACAACAGATGAGTTTAAACAAAAAGCTGCACAAGCTATTGAAAAACAATCTAAAGATAAAATGACAGAAATGGAAGCTGCTAAACAAAAATTAATGTCTGATCTTGAATTAAGCAAGGCAAATATTAATTATACTAATGCTCAAAGTAAAAATACAATGGATGATAACTCAAAGCAATTAGCTGTATCTATTGATAAACACTTTCAAGAATGGGCAGACCTAGCCATCAAGGCTACTAAAGAAGGAGCAGAGTTACCTCCTCATCCTAATTATTCAGATATAATTATGATGGCAAGAGAACTATTAAACCCTAGTCCAGCTCCACAAGAGCAAGGACAGCCAATGATGGAACAACCACAGGAGGTTATTTAAATGGCAACAATAACAATAAGTGCAACAGGAACAGGTGCTGCACAATCAGGAACAATAACCACTGCAGGTGGTGCTGGTGGAGGCATCATATTAGTTGCTAACGACAGTGATGCTGCTATAACATTTGACGTAGCAACTGCAGGCACAACAGTACAAACAGGTATACAGTTACAAGCTAAAGAGTTTAAGAAAGTAACCGGTTTAAGTAATGGTGCACAAACACTTGTAAACTTAACAACTGCACACGGTACAGTTGCTCAAAGCGGCGATGTTGTGTACAATTACCTAATAACTTAAATATGGATAAATACCGACAGACAGCTGAGACGAAGCTGGGTAATACTAAATCTTATGGTAATCATAAAATTCATCCTGAAGAATTAGCGCGAAGGGCTCATGTTAAGGGTCACTTCGCTTCTAAGGAAAGATCAGAATTTTTTGATGAAGTATATGGAGAAGTCTTAATTGATTTCTTTCTTGAGTGGTTAAAGACAGAACCACATGAAACTAAATCTCGTGAGTTCCTCTACTCTTCAGCAATGGCACTAGGTAGTGTTAAAGCGAAAATGATAAACTTCGAGATGTATGGTAAAAACATACCACACTTACAGGAGGACAATAATGAGGGAAATTGATTACAATGCCTTATTAACTAATTTAAACGAAATGATAAATACATTAGAGTATGACTCAATGAGAAGCGCAGGGAAAGCGAAATTAAACTCGTTATCTTTAGCAAGCTTATATACTTTAAAAGATAAGTATGAAAAAATAATACAACAGAATTCTAAAGCTACACCAAAAAAGGAGGTACGCATAGATGGATAATACCGAAGCAACCGCAGGCTCTACCCTAACGGATGACACTGTAGCAGAGGTTGGTCGAACAGAAGAACAATTGCTGGCTGATATTGTACGAAATTCAGAATTCGTAGAACCTCTACCCGAAGAGCAAGTACCTGAGTTAGACCCGGAAGAAGCAGTAACAGAAGACCCAGAAGTTACTGAAGAATCCGAAAGCGAAGAAGTTGAAGAAGAAGATAAAACAGAAGAAGAAGAAGTTATAGATGAGGATGATGAGTCTACCCAAGAAGTTGAAACTTATTCTTTAGATGATTTAAACTTAGATGCTAAAGTTGCCATTAAAATAGATGGCGAAGATACTGAAGTTTCTTTTAATGATCTGATTAAAGGTTATTCTACTGAACAACATCTTTCTAAAAAGGGTCGAGAACTTGGAGAAGCACGCAAGGGCATGGACGAAGAATATCAAACTAAAGTAGATGAGATAAATAAATTATCGCAAGCATCTATTTCTGTATTGTATTCGGCAGAACAAGCCCACTCAAAAGCTTATCATGAACTTGAAAGCGAAATAGAACAAGCTCGAAAAGATAATGATAGCTATACTATTGGCGAACTTAAAGATAAACGTGAAGTAATTCAAAAAGACTATTGGACTGCACGAAAACAGAGAGAGGAATTAATTCAATCAATTGATACTCAAACTAAAGCGCAAACTGAAAAAGTATGGACAGAACAGTTAAAACATTTTAATGATACTATTCCTACTTTAATTCCAGGCTTTAATGAAACTGTTGCAAAAGATATTCGAGAATTTGCTATTACAGAAGGTATACCTGCAGAAGTATTAGATACAATTGCAGATCCTATTATCGTTAAATTTGTTGATGATTATAGAAAGCTTAAACAAGGAATCAATAAAGGTACTGCTAAAAGAAAAGCTAACATCACAAAGAAGACACCTTTACGTAAAGCTAAAACTGTTAATAAAAAAGCAGAAGATAAAGCTACAGCGTTAAGGAAAAAGACTTTAAGTGGTAAAGCTAGTGATACTGAACAAATGGATTTCCTTAGAGGTTATGCAGAACGCTCCTTAAATTTATAATATAAATACCTCGGAGGGTAAAAATTATGGCTAGTAATCTAGGTGTAAGAGGCACTGGCGGTCCAGCAGGACCAGCTAGAGCAACTAATAAAGATGTTTCTGAAAGGGAAGATCTTGCTAATTTTATTACGATGATCACAAGGGATGAAACTCCTTTTATGTCATCTATTGGAAAAGCAAAAGCAACTGCTATTTATCACGAATGGCAAACAGACCAGTTAGAAGTTCCTGGATCTTCACTAATTGCTGAAGGTACAGATTGGATTGCTCCAACTGCTAACGGTGCTGGTGGTACAGGTGCAACTCCTGCAACTGGCGCAAAGTTTGCTGTATCTGGTCCAAATAGAACCAGACTAGGAAACTACACACAGATCAATGGTAAAACTATTGCTGTGTCAGGAACTAGACGTGCAGTCGATCAGGCTGGTGTTGCAGACGAATATGCATATCAGTTAAAGAAAAGAGGTACAGAGCTAAGAAGAGATGTTGAGCATGATATGATTCATTCTTTTAATACTTCTGCTGCTGTTGGATCTCAGGCTAATACTGCAAGATCTGCTGGTGGATACCAGTCTTTTATAAATAATACTGCAACTGTTAATTACTTAGGTGGTTGGGAAGCCCCAGCAACTCAAGGTGATGGTACTGGAAAAATTAAATCTAATGCAGCAGCTGCTGGTCAGCCTGCAAAAGGTTCATTATCACTTACTGAGATTGATTCTGTTATGCAGAAGATTTATGAAGAAGGTGGTAAAGCTACTAAGATAATGCTTTCACCAAAGTTAAGAAGAGATTTCTCAGACTTAATGATTAGTGATACTGGTGTTGTAAGAAACATCGATGAAGGTGGAAAGTTAAGGCAATCAGTAGATGTTTATATGTCAGACTTTGGTGATATTATGGTTGTACCAAACTATATCATGGGTCTAACTAATGCTGTTCAGTTTACTCAAACTAACGGTACTACTAACCTAGGTGCAACAACTGATGTTGCAAACTTCTCAGCACTTATCTATGATCCAATGTGGTTTGCTATGGCATCACTAAGACCGATGCAGGAAGTTGACGTAGGTCAGCAAGGTGATTCCACTAAAGGAATGATGATTGAAGAAGCGACTTTAGAAGTACGTAACCCAACTGGTTGTGGTGCTATTTACGGTTTAGCTTAACGGTTAATTAACTATAAGGGAAAGTCAAACAGGCACATGCCACGGCTTTCCCTTATATTTTTAGGAGATACAAATGCCAGTTAATATAGTAGCAAAGAAAACAAAAGCACAAAAACAAATGGATGCTTACAAAAAGCGTACAGCAGATAGCTTAGCTAAAACAGAAAAAGGAAGAGAGCTAGTTAAAATGGGTATATCTTCAGGTTTTGGTTCTGATCTTGCTAATTATACAAAAAATAAAAATAAATCTAAAAGTAAACCAAAAGCTATGTCTAAATATTATAGTAAAGGTGGAACAGTATTTACAGGGAGATAAGTATGCCAAAAGTCGGAGATAAAGAATTTAAGTATAATAAGTTCGGAATGGAAGCAGCTAAAAAGTATGCAGAAAAAACCGGTAAAGATATACAATATAAAGCAATGGGTGGTAATGTTGCTAGCTACTACAATAAAGGTGGTAGAGTTTCAGGATGTGGCCCAGCAATAAATAATAAGAAATAAATAATACTCGGAGGTATTAAAATGCAATACATAGAATTCGTAGCAAATGTAACAGCAAGTCCGCTAGTTACTACGTACGTACCAGTAAGTAGTTGCACCTTTAGAATTACAGATGCGCCAGTTAGTGTCACTGGTAATTCCGGTGCTAAAATAACGGCTACTAGAAAGGTTACACACTTTTCCGCTAATGGAACAAATGGTGGACCAACAATTCCAGCAGTTATATTAGCACAAAATGTTGGCGCAAGATTAGGTTTCTTTAATAAGAACGGACATTTTCATCATTTAACTGATGCAAGTGTAGGTGCTTAATATGGCAGAACAAAATAATATGAGAGTTCAAAGTGCAACAGTTGATGCAAACAAAGGTATTAAAGGTGGCTTTGATTTACTTTCGGGACAATGGGAAGCTAAACAAGATATTACACAATATCGAGATGCAGCTAAATTAGATAGAGATAGAGAAGCATATTTTGGTAGAACAAATAAAGGCTATAGAAAAATGGCTACTATCCCAGATATTGTTGCTATAAAAATAAATCAAGATCATGGTATAGATGTACATGATACACATTTTATGCGTGATAAAGATAAATTAAAAAAGTTAAAAAGCATATTGATTTCTGAGTATCCTGATCTCTTAATCAATACATAAGGGAGGATCATATGGCATTAACATATACTGAGTTAGTTACGTTAGTACGTAATTGGTCTAACAGAGATGAAGAAGTAGTTAGTGATGCAATTATAAAAGACTGCTTAAAATATGCGGCTGATAAAGCTTATAGAACATTAAGAGTACCACCATTAGAAAATGTTGCAACATATGAAAAAACATTATTAGAAGCAGCAACAACTACAACAAATGGTTTAGTACCAAGTAAAACAGAAATACTACTGCCATATGATTTAATTGAGTTTATACAAATTAAAGAAGTAGATTCAGCTGGTCAAGCAACAAGAGTGTTTAATGAAAAAGTTGACATAAGAACATTTAATGATCCAACAGCTGAAAAGTATTCAGGTAATAACTACTTTGCAAGACAAAGAAATTTATTGTTTTTAACTCCAGGCTTTGGTCAAAATAGTTCAGGTAATACGGCGGATGCAATTGAACTGTATTATTATAGAAGATTACCAGCATTAAATGCATTGTACTCTGTAACAGTATTAAATTATAATGCTGGTTTTCTTACAACAACTGGTGCAGGCGCAAATGTAGAATATTCAGCTTTATTATATTTTAATAGTAATACTGGTACAACTGCCTATGCTACACAATCAGATGCACAAGCGGCCAATACAGGTGGCACTGTAACAAGTACCTACTATATCGGAACACTTGTACCTAATTGGCTTAGAGATCAAAATGAAAGAGTATTACTTATGGGTGCTCTTGCAGAAGTATTCTCGTTTACACAAGATGATGCACAAGCAGCTAAATATGGTAAAATGTTTTATACAGAAATTCAAGAATTAAACGATGAAGATGGAAAACGAAATGCATCTGGTGGTAATCTACAAATAAACTTTAACGGAAGAGGGTTAATATAATGACAACTGCAGCAAGACCTGGACAGTTTACAGGTGCAACAGATAACTCTGCTAACGGTGGGTTATTTACAGATACAAAGATAGATGGCATTCCAGATTTAATTAGTGCAGATGTATTAGCAGCTCAAGCAGCAGCTACCGCAGCTAAACTAAGTGAAACAAATGCAGCAACAAGTGAAACTAATGCGAATGCAGATGCAACAGCAACTGCCGCAGATAAAGTAGCAACGGCAGCAGATCGTGTAGCAACAGCGGCAGATGTTGTTTCTACAAATGCAGACGTAGTAACTACAAACGCAAACGTTGCTTCAATATCCGGAAGTGTTACTGCAGCAGCAAACAGTGCAACTGCAGCAGCTAGCTCAGAGAGTGCAGCGGCTGGTAGTGCAACAACTGCAAGTACACAAGCAAACACAGCAACTCAGCAGGCTAATAGTGCTACAACAAATGCCTCATTAGCTCTTGGTTATAAAAACGATGCACAAACCGCAAAAACAGCGGCAGAAACAGCTGAGACAAATGCAGAGACTGCTGAGACTAATGCAGAGACTGCTGAAACTAACGCTGGTAACAGTGCAACTGCAGCAGCTGGTAGTGCAAGTACTGCAAGTACACAAGCAACTAATGCTGGAAATAGTGCTACTGCAGCAGCAAGCAGTGCCACTGCAAGTGCTAATAGTGCTACTGCAAGTGGTAACAGTGCGAGTACTGCAAGTGGACATGCAACAACTGCTACAAACGAAGCGACTAAATCACAGAACTATGCTATAAAAGTAGACGGAGCTATTACAGGATCAGAGTATTCTTCTAAAGCTTGGGCTACAGGTGGTACTGGAATAGACAATGCTTCTGGTGGTGGAAGTGCTAAAGATTGGGCAACAGATACAACTAACACAGTAGATAATACAGAATACAGTGCTAAAGAATATGCGATAGGAATACAGTCAGGACAATCAAACGGTTCATCTAAACAATGGGCTCTTGGTGGTGGTAACTTTGTTATGGCTACTCCTGTTACAGGTTCTGGTGGAACTGCTAAATATTCAGCAGCTTATTGGGCAGATCAAGCAGCTTCCTCGGTAGCTAACTTTGATGAGAAGTACTACGGAAACTATGCAAGTGATGCTGCGGCAGAAAATGCACATGAAGCAGCTGGTAAAACAGTAACAGTCGGTGACCTATACTACAGTACTTCGGTTAATGCAGTACGTTATTGTCAGGTAGCACCTTCAGGTACAGGAGCACCAGTCGGTACGTGGCAGTCAATAGCACAACAAGATTTATCAAGCTATGCAACAAATGGTTTTGCAATAGCTATGTCAATAGCTTTATAGGAGAATAAGATGGCACAGAATTTTAGAAGATATGCCGAAAAGAATATCGGAACAACGGCTGTTGATATCCCTGATGGAGCTAACTTTGATAGCTTTGATACGATAGTCGGTATTAACTTAGCAAACAGATCAGCCTTGGCAATCAAAGCTTCAGTTTATATACTTATAAACGGAGCTGCAGATAGTGAAGCAAACAGACATTATTACATTAAAGATGCACCCATTCCAACAGGGGGTACACTGCAGGTCTTAGACGGTGGAGCTAAGTTTGTAGTACAAGCATTAGATAGATTATATGTCGTATCAGATACTGCAAGTAGTCTTGACGTATGGGTATCGGCAGTGGATGCAATTAGCACATAGGAGAATAATATGGGATACGTAGGAAATCAAAGTAGTAACTCTTATAGTAGCATGATTAAACAAGATATTACTGGTAACGGTGGCACAAGCTATACGCTCACTCATGCAGTTGCTAACTCAAATGAGATAGAAGTATTCGTGAATAATGTGAGACAAGAGCCTACAGATGCATACGGTGCAAGTGGAACTGCTCTCACAATGACAGGTGCAGTGGCTAGTACAGATAGCTTTTATGTTGTTTATATAGGTAAAGCTCTACAAACGGTAGTACCTCCAGCAAACTCTATAACTGCAGCTATGATGACAGGTGCAGCTGGTGTAGGATCATTTCTAGGAGACACAGGAACAGCACTTGGGAATATAATAAGAGTACATGAAAACGAATTAAATAGTAGTGTAACAGTTGCTTCAAATACTAACGGTGTTGCAGCTGGACCTTTAACAGTAGCTAGTGGTGTTGTTCTTACAATAGCCAATGGTGCAAGTTTGGCGGTGGTGTGATGAGTATAATAAAAGTAAATCAAATACAAGACACAA